CAAAAATTAGTGTAGATAGGAATTCAAGATCTAAAAAAACTTTATCGGGGCGGTATAGTGTTCAAAAATCACTCGAAACAATGGGATATTCCATTAAGTTTAAAAATTATCCTACTAGTTCCGTTTATAATGTCGACATTGATCTGGCTATTACTCTTTTGGAGAGTGAGTCACCCTTTATCATTTATCCATGCGGTGGACGATATGAATCAAAACATTTTACAACCGCAATCCCTGGATTTAGATTAAAAGACGCAAAATTGGTTCAAGTCATAAAAGGGTATAGATTAAAATATTTAAAAAATATCTATACTAACCCAATGGACCTCGGTGGTTTAGAATTAGTTTCACACGTTTAAGAGGATAAAATGGCGATAACTCCAATTCATTATAAAATCTATTTTACTCCAAAATTAACGGCCACGACTTATGCCGATGAAATAGAAGTTTCTGCTAAAATTATTGATTCCGGTGTCTCTTCGATGAGAAAAAGCATTGACGCTGGGGACTATGACATAGGCGTTTTTTATTATGGAGACGTAACTCTTAAAGCGATTAATAAAGATGGTTACCTTTCACAGATTCACGACCATAGGTCTATCTTTACTTATAGTAGGGACTTAACGAAAGTTAGAATCGAATATAATGATGTTAATGGTGCCGTTGATGTTTTTAGAGGCCTTATAAACGAAGAGGGCACGAGAGAAAATTTTGAAAATGAAGAATTAACTTTTAGAGTTTTATCTTTTGATTCGGTTATTAGAACGGCAAGGATTCCAGCGGGAACTATTAATAATGGGACCGTTGCCAAAACTGCCCTAGAACAAATATTGAATAAGGCTGATATAACAACCGTTTTAACATTTGATGCCTCTAAAATAAATCCATCAAATGACATTATAATTGATGATGGTTCAAAATTTGATAATATTTCCACTCGTGATGGGTTAGCAAAATTATTAATTGCAACCAATTCAGTTTTTATAATTGATTCAACCGACACAATGGAAATTAAATCTAGGGATGTTACATCAGGTGCCTCATTAGAATTGTTTGGGCCATACTCTCAAAGAGGCCGACAAAACATTTTAAAAATTAATAAATTTAATGATGGGAAACAAAGGCTTTTTACCGTTGTTAAGGTCGGCCAACAGGCATCAGTTGAAACTAATTATGTCGAGGACTATGGTTATAAGCAAAAAACTGTAAGTCTAGATTTTATTACAACCGAATCGACTCAACTCTCCATTGCAAGTAAATTAAGTAATGAGTTTAAATTCCCTAAAATAGAATTGGAAGTTGAGGTTGAAACGTCTTTAGTTAGAAACTCAAAATTATTAGATCAAGTCTTAATCGACTACCCATTAAGACTTAAGCCTTATATTAAGTTTTATCCTGTTGTCGGTGACGCTACTATTGACGATGCCGTAACACCTTTACCTCATGCCTTCGGCTCTTCATTTATTGAAAGGAATATTGCTTTTAAAATTATTGAAATAAAAGAAAATGCAAAAAGATTTACAACGATATTAAAATTAAGACAAATTGGAAACGACATAGGTGATGGCTTTATAGATATTTCAGGCGCCTCTAGTCTGGTCGGTTTCGCTGTTATAGGTACTTCTAAAGTAGCCTAAAAAGGAGAATTAAATGGGTACTGGTACGTTAACCTCAAGAAGTACAGGTGAGACAATTACTTCGGGATTTTTTAATGATTTTAATTCAGCATTACAGGAAACGGTTGTTGGTAGAAATTCAAGTGGAGCGGCAACCTCTGGACAGGCTTTAGGGTCGGCCTCTATTCCATGGGGGTCGGGTTATTTTAATTCTTTAATTATTGGAGGGAGCGCCTTAGATACTTCTCAAATTACTTCTCCGGCCAATAGAATAGTTTCGGGTGCTACTAGAGCGAGTTCAAACCAACCAAATTATTTAACGGCCAATGGGTCGGCTTTATCTTTAACTATTGATGGCGCTACTACGAATTTAGTTTTTGATATTAATGGGGCGGCCGTTACATGCTCAACTAATATAACAGTTTCAAGTTTAACAGCGGCCCCTTCTTCTAATAATACTGCTCTTGTAAATATGAGCGAGGCGGTTGACCAAGAGGCTACACGTTATTGGGGTGAGCAGGTTAATAGATTTACGGCGGCCCAAACGCTTGACCCATACGCATCACCATATAGAAACCCTATTTTTGAAACCATTACGGTTGATGCCATGGGTTCTGAAATAACCGGCCTTGTCGGAAATATATGCGCCTTTAAAATTAATGATGGGTCTAACGACGAATATTTTTTAGGTTATGTAAAAAGTATAACCGAAATTACTCAATGTTTTAGAGGTCACTTTTTAGATTCAAGTGGCGCTCCTGTTAATAGAATTAAGTTTGCCAATAATGACACTATCACTTTAATGAAACTTGCATGGGTCTTTTTAACAGACGATGGGACAACGGCCGACGTAACTTATTCTAATCCAGTATGGAGTTTTGATCAACCTGGCTCACCTGTAACAGGGGACTATTGGTATGATTTAAGCGTTTCACAATGGAAAAGGTATAGCGGCAGCGCCTTCGTTTCAATTAATAGAACCTTAATAGGAATTACATTTTCGGACGCTACAAATTGTCTTGGTACTAGGTCGATGGACTTTTTTTCAAAATATGAATCAACTAATACTATAGGCGTTGAAAGGTCGAGTGCCACTAATTGTAGGGCGAGTAATTTACATGGGAATATTTATGTCTATTCAGGAAAATTAGATTTTAAACTTTATACGCCCGAATGGAATATCACGACCGACCTGGCATCAACAGTTACTAAAGATGCTTACTTATCAGAAACCGCATCCACTTATTATTATCTTTATTTAAAAGATACTGGCGATAGAGTTATAAGTGATATTGGTCCAATTAAAAGAGATGATCTTTTAGGAGAGTATCATCCCCATAACCCATGGAGGTGCGTTGGAATTGTTTTTAATAATTCGTCAAGTGACCTTGAGGGTCGTGTTACCGATGGGAATAATTCGATTGATAGACTTTCAATTTGTACGGTTGTTAATAGAAGCGTTTTTGGGAATAATGGAGGGAATGTTTCGTCGGGTAGTTCATGGACAAGTTTAAGGGTAAATGGAGTCGAGGGTATTAGTTGGTTTGTGTCAGGCGCTTTTGATGGGCCAGGAGGGACGAATACTACCTTTACGGTTGCCCCTGGTTATTATGATTGTGAAATGGCGGTCCCGACAGTGTTAAATATTGCAACCGGTTATGTTCAAGTTGTTTTATACAATAATACGACTTCATCATATGTTGAAGGCACAAATGCTGCCGGTATTGTTTCAGGTGGTGACTATTCCACGACCGTTTTTAAAACGAGCTTTTATTTAGACCTTACCGTTCCAACTGAATTTATAATGAAAGGAAATTGCTATACGGGGACCGTAGACGTTGGGGCCGGTTTAAGCGGTGTATGGTGGGCAACGGGACCAACAAATGTGGCCCATAATTATGTAAAATTAACAAGGTTAAACTAAATGGAAAAAAAAGAAAAATTAATTGAAAGATTAAAAAACTTAATGCGAGATGATAGATGCTATTCTAAAGCGTTTGGAATCCGTGAAAGAATTATTAATGGTAGCAGTCATTTTATACATTATGATGAAGAGATAAAATCATGGGATAAAAATAATCTTGATGATTTTGAGAAAAAAATATTGGCCCTAGAAAAAGCCAAAAAAGAAATTGATGACGAGGCCGCCAAAAATAAACCTTTAGAAGATAGAAAAGCGGAATATCGAAAAATTGATCATCTTTTATTCGAGGCCATAGCAGAAAAAGAAAATGGACGTCCTGAAAAAATGAAGGCCTATTTAGTTTTAAGAGCTAAAATAAAAAAAGATATTCCAAAATGAATTATAAAGATGAAATGATTGTTTATGTTTACCTCTCTCTCTCATTTACTTTATGCGCTTTTTTAAGTGGTAAAGTCCCTTTGAATTGGTAACTAGGAAGGTTAAATGAAAAGTGTAATTTCAACAGTCATAGGCGCTTTATTAATAGGGACGTGTTCGGCGATGTGGGGCTTTTCGGGTGATATATCGTCTTTAAAACAAACCGTTTATTTTTTAGAGAGTGAAATTAAAGATATAAAAGGAAACCAAAAAGATATTTTAAACCATTTGTTGGAGTTAAGAAAAAGATGATGACTGAATCGGAGCGTGAATTTTATTTAAGAGTTATCGATCAAGACCCCAGGGTAATGCCTATAGCCCACGAAATAAGTAAATATAAACATTCTTTAGATATAACAGTCTGGTTAATTAAAAACAATATTACAGGTAAAATTCTTTTAGATTTTCTTAAGAATAACTTTGAAAATTCAATTATGGGAATGATTAAGTTTATTATTATGAAAATAAATGGAGACAAAGAGATTAAACCCATCTATGCCCATAAAGATTATAAAGTAATCTAAGAGGTTTTTATGGCCCATAGAACAGAGTTAGAAAAAATATCTGATTTAACTTTTGATGATTGTTTTTTTATTTTAATTGAGAGAATGAATTTAGTCCCCTTTTATTATTTAGACCCAGAAATATCAAAAGGGTTTTATGATAGACTTATGGTTATTAATAAAGACAAGCCTAGCCTTGATGAAATGAAGAAAGAGCTAGTAAAATATAAAGAGGAATTAATTAATTTAGAAGGAACTAAATTAAAGTTACATCAAACTAAAAAGGGTGCATTGAATGGAGTCAAAAAAAATAAGGAACCTCGTGCCAGTGATTAATTTTTTAATGGAGCTTGGGAATGTTCTTGAAAAGGTTATTATTGATAAAAACTATGGATCTTTTTTTAATTTAACCGATGAATTAATGGCCTTCCAGTCTGTTAATTGGAAAGAAGTCATTCCTGAGTTAAAAGATATCTCCCAGGACGAAAAAAATGAATTAATTGCAGTAGCTGCAGAAAAATTTGATTTAAAGAGCGACAATGTAGAATTTATAATTGAAGAAGCCATTTCCATTTTATTGTCAGCTGGCTATTTGGTTAAGCGATGTATAGATTTAAAGAAAACGCCTCCTTCAAATTAATTTTTTTAGTTCTATTCTTTCTATTAGGATGTCCTTCTGTAAGAAAAGACTTACAACATAAAATAAACTATAAAAAAACTCTCCGTTTCCATATTAATGATAAAGTTTATGTTGGATTAAGCCTCCCCCCCATAAGAAAATCGTACTCAATTATGGTTACTGCTCCTTTTAATTTAGATTTTCTAAAAATAGAAACGTGTCATAGAGAGATTGTTTTAGAAAAAGCCTTTTATAGAAAAAGAATCTTAAAAGATAAAAAGAAATACAAATTTTTTTATACTCCAACAGAAATTGAAAAAGATTGCCCTCTTTTTATAACTGCCCTTTCTCAAAAGGGTGTTTATTCATTCGGGGAGGTTATTTTAAACCATCCAGAATATTCTATGCAGGCATTAAATTATTGCAATGGTGAAGTTTATGAAAGTGAGGGCGTTTCGATTTGCCAAAGTAAGAAAGGATTAACGCAATTAATTGAATTTGGAAAAAAAGTAATAGTTCAAAGTAATTGCTCTGTAATAACTTTAAAGGGAGGAAGAAAGTTTAAATATGAAGTAGGAAGCGGTGATTGTGTTTTTTTATTTTTCTCTATAGATAAAAAAAATAAGATTCATAAATTAATAACCTTTGGATACGAAGAAATTATATTGGAGAGGAAATGATGAAAATATTTGAATTTATTCTACCTTTTGCTTTAAATTTAGTCGGTCGCTGGTTGAACTATAATGACGAAAAGTTAGAAACTAAAAAGAAGTGGCTGGCATTTATAGAAGACATGGATCATTCAAAAAGCAGGAGTAAAAGAATTAAAAAAATAACAGATAAATTAAAAAAAGATGTTTATGAAGAAGTACTTAAGTAATGATACCGATCGACGTAAATCGGGAGTACGCCAATCGGTATCAGATCTTTTATTGATAAGTGACCATTGGATGATGATTATTTATTCTACATGAATCATTTTAAAAATCAAATTTTTATTGCTCCTATTAAATCTTTTCGTGAACTAATGGGTCTTATTCTTACCATCGCACCTGTTCTCTGTGCGTCTTCAACTGTTCTTGTTTTTGAACCGCCTCCCCCAGCTTCGATATGATGAAAATACCCAAGCGCCAAAGAAACATGAGTTATCTTTTCTTTGCTTTTCCCCCAGAATAAAATAGATCCTGCTGATACTCCCGAGCCTTTAGCGTTTTTAGAAAAAAACTCAAACAGCTTCTGAGCGGTTTGGTCACCTTTAGGGTCAAGATCCACACACTTGAGAACTTCTTGAATAAAACCAGAACAATCAAAACCTCCAGCACCGCTACCTCCCCATATATAAGGCGTCCCAATGAAAGTTTTTGCATAATCAATCATCAGGTCTCTAACATCTCGCTCGAATAAATTCATAATTTCAAACCTCTCCGTTTTTTTGTAGCCAACTCCAGATTTTAAAAACAGGCATGTAGAAAGAATCACCGACTTCACCATAGGAGTAGCTATCCTTTTTTGCTATAAACACATAATTATGATTGGCTTGTTGTTCGTTTACTTCATTTTTTTTTTGGTAATGCTCAATGAAATAACCTAGATTGGTTAATTTCTTTTTTATATTTAGAGCTTTTTTTAATCGATCCAGTTCCTCTGGCATAATAAAATTATTAGATAATTCTAAACTTTTTAATTCTTCTAAAGCAGAGCATGAATTTATTTTCCTGTAGTTATCCATCTACCAATCCTCTAGTTCCATGTTAGTTTGATGACAATTAAAACATAAACGATTGAATTTGCCATAAGCAATGAACTCTCTTTCGCACTTTAAGCAATCTCTTGTGTAAGACTTCTTTTCAAATGTTCTAGGAATATCTATTAATTTATCTCTGGATCTTTTTATTCTGGAGTAGATTTTATTATATTCTTTTTTTACGTTTTCATTCTCTTTGCTTTTTTTTAATGCTTCCTTGGCCATACTCTCTAAATTATAAAGATAGGCGTGGGTACAGAGTGAACATAAAACATAGGTTTTTGTTTTAGATGGTGTTAATTCTCCACATTTATGACATGGTACATGCATGAAAGCCTTCCTCCATGTTTTACCCACTTTAAATTTCATATTGATATGTTAAGAAGTTTTTTATGAAGAGGGAAGGGCCTATTTGATAGACCCTTCCTTTGAAAGCTAGGGAATCCCAGCTTATTCTTTAGTTTGCTTGTCTACCCAGTCTTTAATTTTAATTTTTAACTCATCATTTAGGGTTAGGAGAGTATCTCTATTCGTTGCATCGTCAGCAATATTAAGTTTAAAGTATCCTAAAATTATATGGACTGGATTTGGAACGCCTCGATCTGACATCATATAGCAAAATCTTTTAACCGAGAGGATATAATTATCATTATTAAAAGGTTTCGGTTTATTTTTAATTTCCTGAATGGCCTTAATGGTGTTTGCAATTCGAGGATGTTCTCCATCATCGCCACCAGCTTGGGCCATCTCTTCCTGTGTATAAAGGCCAGAAAGGTCTGCAGGAAAAGCTTTTCTTAGCGCCAGGGATTCGGCACATTTTCCTAGCATCGTCGCAGGCATCTTTTTCCATATACTATTATTTCCTGGATTATATTCTGACCACCTCGCTTCAGCAGTGAAGTTACAAACGTGCCCTCCAACAATCTTTTGGATAGTGATTTCAGCCTTAGCTGGTGGTCGATTCGAATCCTCTTTGAAAGGAAGTCCTTCAGAGTCAAAATAACTTATTTTAGTAGAGCCTGCATAATTTCCTGACCGCTCAGCGATTAAACGAAATCCATCAATTCCAGTTTGTATGGTTCGTCGATTACCTCTTTTTATAGAATAAATTTGGCGAGCAAATGGGTCAAGGCCCGAGCGTTTACAGATATGGCCAAAAATGGCAAACTCTGCGTCTGTAGCGTCTTTCATATTACAACTATCTTTTAAGATTCTAATCTGCTCCTGATCAAAAAAAGGTTTGTTGTTTGTCGTTTCTAAATCGTTTTTCATTTCCATGCTTTTACTCCCGTTTCATGTAAAAAATACTTCTTCTCGCCATACTCTGTAATGCTAAGAGTATTAAACTCTGCAAACGTTGAATTTAAAAACTCTCGTTTAGTTTCAAGTTCCATGCTCTTTTTTGAACCAGCACATGAACAAAAGACTCCGGTGTGATTAAAACAAAATTCACAAATCTGGTAACAATCATCATCATCCATTTTTCACTCCCTATGAAAAAAGTTCTTCTTTTATAAAATCTTTTGCTTCTTTAAGAGAAACAAAATCTATATATTTTTTTTCATTCTCCAAATCGGTCACAACCCAATCGTAATAATAGACGTTGGTTGGATCAACTCCTCTTTCAGTTCTTCGGATATCATAACGATTAAAGTTGTTAACTATAACTTTATAAAATCCAGGCGCTTCCTTTTTAAGTTTGTAAATCATCTTAAAGCCTTCTGTCTGTATAGTCATGTATAGCCTCGGCTAAGTTATCTTTTTTTTTATTATCCATAATCTTATTTTCTAAAAATTCAATTGTGCTCTTTTTAGTTCTTCTAATTTTTTTTATTAATTCTTCCTGTCGATATAGCTTTCGTACTAAATCGATTATGTAACTTTTAAATTCTGTGTTTTCATCCTTTAATAATTCATTCTGTTTGTGCTCTCTTGCGAGCCTAACTTTCAAAAGGCTTACTTCTGGATTTTCTTTAACTTCATCTAGATTTATCATTCTATCTTGACTCCTTGAAGGAAATAATTTCATAATGATTATAAAATATTGATTAGTTGTCAAGGAGACGGAATGACTTTTTTGGTCTTAAGGAAAAGTGACATCGAGAAGCAAGGATTATTGAAAGCAGCAATCCTTTTTTACCTTCGAGAGAAAAGAAACGAAGCTGATATTAAAGGTAAAAAATTCTTTTCTGTAAAGCTGAATGAAATTTCTAAGAACTTGGGTATAAAAAGAAGAAAACTAAAATCCACTTTAACTGAATTATGCGAGGAGAAATTAATCAAAATGAAGACTGAAAAAAGCGCCTTTTTATTAGAAGTAAGATTTTCAATTTTGTGCAATGAAAACGGCCAAAATCTCGAGGTACAAAACGACATCTACACCGCAACAAAGCCCCTAAAACCCGATGGCGTTTCGTACATCCACACCGCAGCATCCTCGAGGGCTTTTTGTACATCTACAGCGCACAAGCACAGTGCGGCCTCTATATATTCTATAATTAATAAATTAATTATATTAAAAGAAGAATCCGAAAAAACCAAAAATGACAAAAATTCAAACTTGGAATTTGTAAGAAAAAAAATTGGCGCATTGGTTTATCCTTCAGATTTGCCAAATCCAGGCAGTGATCTTGCGAGCCCTCCGCCATTATTAGGCCAGAAAGCGCCTGATTTGCCGGCGAAAAGTGAAACTGGGATAAAGGGCAGGGGAGGGAAGCCAAGCCCTCAAATTAAAGTCATTATGGCCCAGGAAATTCTCCATTATTTGAACGAAAAAACAGGTAAGAAATTCAAGGTTGGTGCTTCGAGTAATTCTAAAAATATTATTGCGAGGTTAAATGAAAATTATACTCTTTCAGATTTTAAAAAGATCATCGATTTAAAGACTGCACAATGGAAAAATATTGTTTTTAAAAATGGCACACCAGGCATAAATTATTTGAGACCTGCAACATTATTCTCCGCCAAAAATTTTGAAAATTATTTAAATGAGAAAAAGGAAACAACTCTCGACGATGATCTTGAGAATTTTTTCAAAAGACAAGGTTGTAAACCTTCATAGGATTTTATATTATATAATAATTGATAAAACAGGAGGATGATATTGAAAGAGATTAATGAAGAATCGATTCATGAAATTTTTGAACTTTTAAAGGAGAGAGAAAAAACCTATTGGCATTCGGGATACCATTTTTTAACTGAACATAAGGGACATAGGCCTGGTAACCTTCATTTGTACCTGGGCGTGGCTCACGGGGGGAAATCCACGCTAATGAGAAGCCTTTTAATCGATGCCCTTAAAAGATGTGACAAAGATAAAAAAATTTTGATCTGGCTTTCCGAAGAAACGGAAAATGATTTCCTAATTGAATTTTCGATGGCGCTTAAAACCTTTTCTAAAGATGATGCCAAAGTTCTTTTTAGAAAATTATTGATACATTCTGAAATGAACTTCCCAGAGTTAATTAAATTTGAACGCAGAGGTGTTAAATGGGCCTATTTTCAAGAAATGGTAAATGATAAAAGAATCGATTTGATTTTTTTTGATAATCTGACTACTTCTGAGTTTTACATGGATCAAAAGATTGATGTTCAATCTTTATTTGTAAAAGAATTAAAAGAAGAAGCCTCGAAATGCAAAAAACCTTTTATTATGGTCGCACATACTGGTGCTGATGTTACAGAAAACTCTCACCGCCTAATTTCTATGAACGATATTAGAGGTTGTAAATCAATCATCAACATCGTTCAGTACTGCTATATCTTACAACGTTTTCAACTTAATGATTTTTATTATCCAACTCTCAGGATTACTAAACACAGAGGACAATCGGTTGAATCAAAAATGTTTCATTTAGACTTTAATAAAGAAATGAATTTATACATAAAAGATCGGGCCATTGACTTCGTAGAAATGAAAGATAATTTTAAACAAAGGAACGTGTTATGATAGAGGCATTAAGAGGTATACAGATAAAACTTCATGAGGAAGGTATCCCAGGCTCTTTAATCGTGGGTAAGGCTTGGAAGGATTTTGGAGATAGTATTTTTGGAGAGTTCCTTTGGGGAGATCTATTAATAAAAGAAAAAATAATTTTATTAAAATTCCGTTTTCTTTTAATTGAAAACCAGAGGAGGGATCTTACTGAAGAGGAGAGTGAATATTTTAAGGATTTATCATTATATATTTTAGAAAATCATCTGTTCGAAGTAGAGTTACCAAAAATCTATAATAGTTTTGAATCTTTTATTATTAAATTGGCCATAAAAAAAGAGTGTCGCAATGGGAACTATTCGGAAGCCACGTCTAAAGGAAAGTGAAATTGAGGAGACCATCCTTTTTTATCTTAATACTCTCCATGATGCCTTTTTTTGGAAAAATCAGGCATCAGGATTTTATGATGGTAAATCGATGAGGAAGCATAATTCTAGATTTTATCTTAAAGGAACATCAGATATTTTAGGTCTTTATAAGGGAGTTTTTCATGCCTTTGAAGTTAAAACGCCGACTTCGATTCGTTTTTATGAGATCCATAAGGAAAGGCTTAGCCTTACTCCAGCGTGGGGTCTCAAAAATAAAAAAGAGCGCCATTTTAGAAGGCAAATCGAGTTTCAAAAGAGAGTGAAGGTGATGGGAGGCAAAGCTTTTTTCGTTTCTAGTATTTTAGAAGTTAAAAAAGCATTGCATCTTTAAGTTAATTAATATAAATTCATTTTATAATATTAATTGAACAACATCGAAATCAAACCGTTTCAAAGTTACAATTTTTATTAGGGCATAAAAAAACAGATTTCGTGGCATTGCTATAAGGTGACCCTTGTAGCGGTGCCATGATTTTTCTATTCGGTCCAAAGGAATAAGTCATGGTAAAAAAGAAAAAGATAGAAGGGAAGCCAATCATAAAAAGAGGAAGACCTCCTGTTTGGGGACCAGAGAAAAAGTATAATAAAACAATCAGGCTTTCGGAGAGTCAGGAAATTAAAATTTATTCAAATTTTCCAACCCTTCAGGCATATTTCGAGCATACTTATGTTAAATTTATTGAAGACTTAAAGAAGAAAAAGGTAGCCTAGAAATCCCATGGCCTGTCTAAAAAATCCCATGGCCTGCCAAAAAAATTAATTGTCTTTAAAATCCTTTTTAAATTCTTTTATTTCATTAACGGAAAAAAGCTTGGAGGAAAGAAGCCAATCGATGGCTTCCTCCCTGGTGATCGTGGTTTGATCAATGGTAGACTGTTTCTGTTTCCTTTTCTTTTTCTTTGTAGCGCTGCCTTTCTTCCCACTTTTTAATGGATTGGATTTTTGCATAAAATAGTTTCCCTAGAATGATTTCATTAACCTGTTGTTTTTTTGTCAGATATTTATCAACAGGAACTCTCCCTGAAATAGCATTTTGGCCTTGTTTTTTAAACTGTTCCTTATAGCTATTTTGAGTTATTTCTATGAGATGAACAATTTCTTCAAATGATAAGTGAATTTTCATTATTAAACATTCCTTTTTAAAGTTTTATAATAATTTGGTTAATGGAGAGTTGTTTCTCCGAGTTCCGTGACGGTTATAAAAAAAGCGATTAAAATTCTCCCCATCAAATCTTTTCTGACAAAAGAGACTATGTTCCAGTCTTCACCCTCGATTAAATTCTCTTCATCATGTAAATGCCAAATCTGTTTCACAGCATCCTCAAGAGAGCATCTACAAGTTCCTGAAGGTAGTTTCCCTCCTTCTTCGGCTAATGATAAATCAGGAAATTCAAAATCGGTGCATTCTTTACTTGCAAGTAAAACATCCTCCACCGTTTCAAAAGCTCCAATCGTCCGCATATGGCCTTTCATTTCGCCCGTTTTTATCAGGCTATCTAAAATTAAAATTTTCATTATTAGTGTTCCTTTGAATTATAAATTGTAACAACACGCCAGCTAGCGTCTCTTAAATAATTTTGGGCTCCCCATTTCATCGATTCGTCTTCCCAGTAATCAATTTTAAAATAATAGGTTTCTGAATCAATTTTAAAGTTCCCGAAATTTCGCTCCCCAAAAGGGTCGTTGTCTTCATTAAATTTAGAAAAATCTCTTACTGTTTTTAGGATAGTCCATAAATTTTGCGACCAGACAACTGCTGGGCTTATCCTAAAAGCTCCGCAATAAAGTTTTACGGTATAAAATTCTCGATTCGTATAAGAAATTTTTTCAGCGCTTTTTAGATATACGAGCTGCGAGGTTGTTCCATTCACTGGAAGCGCAGCTCTCAAATCATCATTTTTGATAGCGCACCTTTTAATCAAGTGTTTAGTCATATCGTCCACTTTTTGGCTCCTTTAAATGGAAAGGGCATCAAAAAGATTGATGCCCTGGTTGAAAATAATTTTCATTTTTAACCTTTCATTTCAGCTTCAGCTTCAATAATTCTTTTTAAAATCCTCCTTACCAATTTCGTCCTGGCAGTAATCGATTGTTTTATCGATCAGGAGTTTGCAATAAGTCATGCAGCTTTCAATCTCTCTTTCTGGAGGGTAGTCGTCTAAAAGCGTTCTTATGCCATCAACAATATCCGATTGAAGAAATCGCCTTGAGATTGTGGTTAGCTTGTCTTCTAACTTTCTTTTCCTTCGGTCCAATTCGATAATTTCTTCCAGCAATTGTTTTTTTGACCATCCTTCACAATTTTCTGTAAGCTCCTCTTGTCGGTCAATCTCATTACTGGAGTACATTTCGACAGTTTCAATTTCTTCGACACTTTCAATTTCCTTTTTGCTTAATTTTTTCCCTGGAATCTTATTGCCTGGAAACCATCTGTAAAATACGCTCGGGGCGACTCCGACTGATTCTGCGATTGACTTAAAAGGTAAATCTTGGCCCAATTTAAAAACTGCATCCTTAAATTTTTGGGAATAGCGACCACCATCTTTCTGTACTTTTTTCACTTCCTTTTGCCATTTCGTTTTAAATGGCTTTAATTGATTCATCATCCGAATCTCCTTATAAAAAATTGTTAGTAATCGGTGTTTTTTCCTCCTTTACCTCCACCGAAAGGTTTTAAGTTTGTTAAAATTTCGTTACTCCATCTATTGGCAGATTAAACATTTGAAGGGCCTCTTGGCTTTGAGAACTTTCCCAAATTTTTGTTAAACGTAAGATGTGGCGTTTATCAACATTTAACTGACCAAGAAGTAATAAAAGCATTCTCAATTGCGCTACATTTTGTTTAACTACTTCGTCAGGTAAAATTTTGATAATGACTCTATTAAATCTTTTTTTCTTTTTCATATCATCCTCCCGAGGTTAAAATTTCGTTACTCCATCTATTGGGTATATTTCATTTAATTTGTACCTAATTACAAAAATCGTTCCAAAATCTGTATATACTTCGCAGTGTCCATTTTTTTTGATTCGAGCAGAAAAAGTGTTATAATCGATAGGCTCTTTAGAAGCCTTTCGTTCTTTTATCAGGTCATTTATAAGTTGAAGGGCGATTTTTTTATTAGTGCAAACGGCAATCGTTCTCCCTGTCTGCAAAAGCTGTCCAAGCCAAATTTCGACAACCAAAACGCTTTTTTCTTTCATCTCCTCCTCCTTTTTATTCAAAATTAGTTTTAAAAAATTTATTAATTCTTTTCAATTCTGATTTACTATATTCAGCAAAGCCCTCGTCTTCCATTGGGAACCAGCAAATCTCGACTTCTTCCGAGTCATCATATCGATCTTTATCAAGTGTGTTGTCTTTCATAATAGGACATGCCCAAAGGGTTTTTTTGTCGCTATCTAAATAAAGTAAGTGATCTAACTCGATTAAACATTTTTGGGAATCTAAAGGCTTCCCTTCAGCATCGATTAAATCCTCTGCTAGTTCTTTTACTTTCATTTCATCCTCCTTAGTCCTCGTCCTCAAAATAAAAATTCGTGGCGCTTGTTAAATTAAGTTGTGCGTGTTGATTATTGTCGGAAACGAAATCGACTTCTTCAACTTGTGGAATTTTGTCATTGCCTACATAAACTCCGATTACATCTTGATCTGGATCGAATTCTTTTAAAACTGCAATTAATTCTTTTACTTTCATTCCCTTCTCCTTTTGGATTTTGATTTTCTTATACTTTTATTATATCATTTTATGCCTTATTTATCCATTGTATAATGCTTTAATATGATGAAAATATGAGAATCAAGTTAAAATAGCTTAAGATTTAGGCTATAAGTCCCCAAAACCAGGCGCTCCAACCTTAAGACAACCTTAATCTTTTATAATGACTAAATAAATATTGTGTAATCAATAATTTTTATTGTTATTTTGCAATAAATTGAGGATAAATTGAGTTGACTTGATAAAAAAGGAAATCAAATGAGCGCAGAAATAAAATGTTCTTTTATGAAGGAAGTTCCCCTCGCCAATTTATGCCCACATCCAAAAAATACAAATCGACATCCAGAACGACAAATAAAACTTTTGGCAGAAATAATTTCATTCCAAGGAATTCGTCATCCAATAATCGTTTCAAAAAAATCTGGTTTTATAGTAGCAGGCCATGGCCGTTTAGAGGCAGCCAAAACTTTGGGCTTGGATTCTTTTCCTGTTGATTACCAGGAGTTTGAAAACGAAGCCCAGGAATATCTTTTTTTGGAGAGTGATAATCATTTAGCTGAACTCTCCGATCACGATCACGGTAAGATGTTAGAAAATATAAAAGAGCTAGAAATTCCTGATTTGAAATTTTTAGGTATCCCTGATTTTGATACCGAAAGTTTAAAAATGTTTGAGGATGATGGATTGGGCGCTCTCGACAATATTCCTGGCGGTGATAATCAAGAACAAACTATAAATGAAAACAAAGAACCTTCAGTTTGTCCAAGATGTAATTTCGAATGGCAAAATTGAAGAAGCCCTATCCAAAAGGTAGAATAGCGGTATAGAACAACCAAAAAAGGGTTTCGGGTGGGCAATAATGACTACTAAAAATAAAAAAACCAAAAAAGTTACTACTAAAAAAAAGGGTGGGAAGCCACGAGTAGATTTTGATTGGGAGAAGTTCAACGCTATTTTACAGTTTATGCCTCAGAAGGATGTCGCTTCAGATATAATGGGAGTTTCTGAAGACACCATCGATCGTAGAATAAAAGAAATGCATAACTGCACTTTTAAAGAATATAGGGAGCGCAAGATGGCTCCTGTAAAAATGAGATTAGTTAAAAAGGCGATTGATAAAGCCATGAATGGCGATAATACTATGTTGATTTTTTGTCTAAAAAACCTTTGTGGATGGTCAGATCGTCCAATGGATAAGGGCTTAGAAAATCAGGTCGCCAATTTAGTTTTAAATATACCAACAAACAATAGGGAGTAATTTTTGAGCTATAAGGATGGAAATTTAAGTTTATTTAAAGGCGATTGTCTAAAAGTTATGAAACGGGAAATTCCTGACAAAAGCATCGACCTTATTTTATGTGACCCTCCTTATGGAACAACAAACTGCCCTTGGGATTCTATAATTCCTTTAAAAGAGATGTGGAATCAACTTCAACGAATTATAAAACCTCAAGGCGCAATTTGTTTATTTGGGTGTGAACCTTTTAGTACGAAATTAAGGGCCTCAAATTTTGATAATTATAAATATGATTGGTATTGGCATAAAAATAAGAAAACTCATTTTATGCATGGAAAGAATCGACCATTAAACTCGGTTGAATTAATTTCTGTTTTTAGTACGGGTTCGATGTGCCACGTGGGGAGCCCCAATCGCATGACCTATAATCCCATCGGTATGACTTTGGGGAAAATAAAGAAAGTTGGAGAGGTTAAAAAAAGCCGAAAACATGGCCAGGGTATCACCGGCCCAGGGTCTAGCATTGGAAAGCTTTATAGGCCTGCTGAAAACCTCCCAGACAATGTTTTAAGATATCCATGCGAACCAAGAACTGTTCATCCAACTCAAAAACCAACGGGCTTGCTTCAATTCCTAATTAAAAGTTATTCTTTAAAGGGAGATTTAGTTCTCGATTTTACAATGGGAAGTGGCAGCACAGGAATTGCTGCTTTAAATACCAAAAGAAGGTTTATCGGCATCGAAATGGGAGACCATTTTTATGAACTTTCTAAGAAAAGATTGGTTAAATTTAAATCAAGGATGAAAAAACATGAGGATCATATTTGATGAGGACATAGATAAAAAACCATTTGAGTATTATACTAAGAAAAGCGCCAATTTTACTAAAGCAATTCAAATCCATGATGATTTTCATATTTATAAAGAAGGTAAACCTTTCGTGTCGGGAAAGGGTGGCGATTATATTATGCAGGGGCCGACAACAGGGTATTGGATCGTTGAACAGAAGACCTTTGAAAAATATTTCCAACTTTATGAGGTTGATGATGATATTGGAAACGTTTTAAGTTTTCGGAAAAGGGTGATTGAAAGGGAGCTTGATTTAAATGACTAATAGTATAATTATTGGAGCTCAGCCAGGGCCGCAAGAATCTTTTTTAAAAAGCGATGCTGATATTTGTATTTATGGTGGGGCAGCAGGGGGAGGGAAGACCTTCGCCTTACTTTTGGATTTTTTAAGGCATTACAATAATCGAGACGCTGGTGCCGTTTGTTTTAGAAGGACTAGTAATCAAGTTAGGAATGAAGGTGGTCTTTGGGATACTTCTAAGAAAATTTATGGTTATTTAGGAGCCGAACCGAAAGAATCAAGTTTGATTTGGTCTTTCCCATCAGGATGTAAATTAAAATTTAGTCATTTAGAGTACAATAAGAACGTCCTTGATTGGCAAGGGGCGCAAATCCCGATCATTTACTTCGACGAGCTTACTCATTTCACAGAAAAACAATTTTGGTACATGCTTTCAAGAAATCGTTCGGTTTCAACTATTCGTCCTTATATAAGGGCTACGACAAATCCAAGTGCTAAATCTTGGGTAAGAAAACTTGTAGAATGGTTTCTGGACGAAAATGGGTTTCCTATACCTGAAAGGTCGGGAGTTAAAAGGTATTTTATTAGGTGGGATGATAAATTGGTCTGGGATTCATCAGCTGAATTATTAAAAGAGAAATACCCTGGTGGGATACCTAAAAGTTTTACATTTATTCCTGCAAGTTTAGAGGACAATAAAATCCTTGTTCAGAGCGACCCGACTTATGAAGCAAATCTTCAAGCCTTATCAAAAGTCGAAAGGATGCAGTTACTTGATGGAAACTGGAATGTTGAGGAGGTCGCTGGTATTTATTTTAAAAAAGAATATTTTGAAGAAGTCGAAGCTGTGCCAAGACTAACCAGCGTTGTTCGGTGCTGGGATAGAGCCGCCACTGAGCATACCGATGGTGACCGAGGTGATCCTGATTGGACAGTTGGGGTTAAAATTGGAGTGGATGCTGATGGGATTTATTATATTTTAGATGTCGTTCGGGAAAGATATTCTGCTTTAAAAGTTGAAAAATTAATTCTTAACACTGCGAAGCAGGATGGTCTTGATATTACAGTTAAAGGTTTCCAAGATCCTGGTGGAGCAGGTAAAAATGAGATTGAAAACTTTATTAGGATGCTTGCTGGTTTCCCTGTTGTGAGTGAGAAAATAAGTGTCGATAAGATTACAGCAGCGAAGGCGGCAAGTGCTCAAGCTGAAGCAGGGAATATTAAAATATTAAAATCTTGTCGCAATAAAGAGGAGTTTTACATTGAAGCAGAGAACTTTCCTGAAGGCTCGCATGACGATATGGTTGATGGATTTACAGGTGGTTTTAATTATCTCAGCAATAGAAGGATCGATGATTTTACGGACGCTTTAATTCCTAATAGTATAACTAATATAAATCATTTAAATGAGTGGTGAAAATATGAGTTGGATAGATAGAATATTTAATAAAAAAGAAGAAAAAAAAGAAGAAAAAACATTGCCTGCATTTCACCACAACCCCATTGGGTCTACGGGAACCGAAATCTTCGGTGGATATTTTGAAGAGGATTATTTAGATGCTTTAAGAAATAATGAGAGAGCAGACGTTTTTGATAAAATGAGAAGGTCTGATCCACAGGTTAAAATGTGTCTTAGTGCAGTTAAAAATCCTATAAAATCATCGAGCGCTGAAATTCATCCTGCAGGCGATGACTCTTTTTATAAAAATGATGCCATATTAATAGAAAAAATATTATTTGAATCAATGGCGACCCCTTTCCCACGGTTTTTAAGTGAAGCCTTAACTATGATTGAGTTTGGTTATTCAATGTTTGAGGTAACCCATAAAAATTTTATAAATGAACCTGTCAGAGGGGAAGACGGAGAAATTATTCTTAATTCTTATACTGGCGTAAGAGATATTTCTTGGAGATCACCTAAAACAATCGATCGATGGAATTTAAATGAAGAGACTGGAGAGTTAGATAGCGTTCTTCAGTTGGCCTATGGTGATTTATCTCGTGACGCCACTATCCCTGCTAAATATTTACTCCTTTTTACTTTAAATAGGGAAGGCTCTAATTATGAGGGTATAAGCGCTCTTAGACCTTGTTATGGAAATTGGTGGCGTAAGAATAATTATAATAAAATTAATGCTATTGGGATTGAAAAGTTTGCAGTCCCGACACCTATAGCGACCATCCCACAAGGTAAGCAAGCTTCCACTCAGTATGCCAAATTAATAACAGCTCTTGAAAAATATACTACTCATCAAAGTAATTATTTAATAAAACCTGAAGGCTTTGATATAGATTTAAACACAAATACTTATGACCCCTCTAAGGTTGAAGTCTCAATCGAAAATGAAGACAAGAGGATGGTGAAGGCTTTCCTGGCCAATTTTTTAGAGTTAGGTATGAGTGGAACAGGAGCTTATGCTTTATCTAATGATTTATCAGATTTCTTTCTTACTGGTCTTGAATTTATGGCCAAGGAGATTGCAGAACAAATAAATAAGGATTTAATTCCAGAGCTTATTAAAATGAATTTTGGGCCAAGGGATAAATATCCGAAGCTTCATTTTTCTGGAATATCAGATAAGGCAGGAAAAGAACTGGCCGACATATTAAGCACTTTAACAACTGCGCAGATATTAACGCCAGACGATAACTTAGAAAAGCATTTGAGAAAAAGACTTGGAATAACTGAAATGAGCGACGAGGGGCAGAGATTAAAAGCTGCCCCTCAACCAGCAATGGGTTTGTCTGAAATGAGCCTAGCTGAAAAAATTAATATTTTAAAATCAGCAAGGCGGAGGGATTAATGGCTATTAGAAGGGAGTTAGACAGATTATTAAAAGATTCTGAAAGCGGAGTCTTGGATGTAATGCAAAGTAATTTGGCTTACATGGCTGATTCTCTTATAAATAAGTTAATGGCCAAGGAGAAAGGTCTATCATCCTCCAATCAGCTAGACGCAGTAAAAGGACTTACTGCGTCTGGCACCAACTTTTATAAAAAAGAATTATTAGATACATTAACAGTCATTGCTTATGAAACTTTGAGGCATACTAAAAAGGAAGTTCCAAAAGCCACTTTTAAGTTGGCCGAGATAGATTTTGAGTCTATTAAGTTTATCGAAAGTAGCAAAGCCAAAAAATTAAAAGGTAAATCAGTTAAAAATAAAAGAATTGAAACGATGTGGAAGAGGCTTCCTTCTAAAGTTAAAAAAAGAATTAAATTCCAACAGGAATTATTGGTAAAAACTCAACTCTCCGATTTAGAGAAAGCTATTTATTTTCAATTTTCAACTTCAATTGCTCAGACAAAAGATTTAGATAAGGTAAGGTCTGAATTAAAAGATACGGCCATGGATTTTATTGAAGGGCCATCTGTTCGTGCTGGTGCGCCTTTGACGGCTCATCAGGCAATCAGTGAGTCCAGGAATGCTTTTTTTGATGATCCAGAAGTTGATAAGCAAATCGAAGCATTTGAGTTTGTTAATAATTATATAGTTAACCGTACACCATTATGTGAAGAACTTAATGGGACGATATTTGCAAAAGATGATCCGAATAGATTTAAATTCACTCCGCCTTTGCATTTTAATTGTCGCTCTTTGATTTTACCTATTTTAATAGATGGTCTTAAGGGACGAAAAATAAAAAAATTAAAAATTGATAAGGACAACGAGAAATATTTACAATTTTCTGAGAAAGTAGACCTTCTTACTAAGGGAAATGAGGATGCCGACTATTACAAAACCGAGACCTGGCAACATCCAGTCAATTGTTGTTGATAAGGCTCCAGGTTTAACAATTGAAAAAGCTAAGAAAAAAGCGATTGAACACGGTGCCCAAGCACCTATCCCAAATAATTTAGTCGATGAAACTGATACCTCATTTAGATTTAGACAAAGAAATCCTGGCGATTTTATAAAAGGCTCTTTTAGGTCTTTTAAAATTAATATGCAAGGTGTTACAATAATCTACGGAAAATTAAAGGAAGGCAAAATGAGTGAATTTAGATTTATACCTGTTCTCTTGAGTGAGGACAAAATTCCTAATAAAATCCAATTATTAAGATCGGGGAACTTTCTACATAATGGAAGCGAAATTGAGGTTTCCAATTCAGATTTAGAAAGTATGATCAGAAACTTTTCGGAAAAGGTCAGAGGTATAGACTTAATGATAGATTTTTCCCATAATTCCGAAGGCGAAGCTGCTGGATGGATTAAGAAATTAATTCTATCTGATAGTGGGGATCAATTGTGGGCAGAGGTTGATTGGACGCCTATAGGGAAAAAGAGTTTAGAAAATAAATCCTTTAAATATATTAGCGCTGATTTTTCTTTTGATTATAAAGACAACGAAAAAAGAGACAATCACGGCCCTACTCTTTTCGGTGCAGGTTTAACCAATAGACCTGTTGTAAAAGAGATGATGCCAATTATTTTAAGTGAAAAAGATATAAACCAATTAAGTGAGGTAACTAAAATGACCGAAGAGAAAATTGAAGAAAAAATTGAAGAGAAAAAAGAAGTTGAAAAGAAAGAAGTTGAGCTTCAAGAAATGGATGAAGAAGAAGAAAATGATAAAAATGCACAAATTCAGGCCCTCAAAGATGAGTTACTTAAAAAGGACGAGGAATTAATCGCCCTTCGAGGTAAATTAGAAGAGAGTCAGAGTGAAAAAGAAGAGAGGTTGGCAGAGATGGAAAAAGAAAAAGTATTGGCTGAAAAAAATAAAGCCTTCGATCAAAAACTATCAGAGGGGCTTGTTGTTGAAGCACAAAGGAATCCTTTTATTGATGGAGACATGGATAAATTCCTATCTCTACAACATGAAATTAAATTAAGTGAATCTGGAAGCTCGGCAAAGCCAGCGGCTCCTATCGGGAAAGAAGATTTTGAAGAAAAAGTTATAGAGCTTGCTGAAAAAAGAGCTAAGAAAGAGAATATTAATTTAGATATTGCTATCGGTATTGAACTAAAAGAAAATAAAGAATTGATGAAACATTATAATTCAATTGCTTAATTTAATTTCATAAAAAGGAGAAAACATTATGGCTGCATCAACAGAACCAGTTAACATTACAACCTTTAAGGCCGGTGGAACGATCAGAAAATATCGTTTCGTTACTCTAAGCGGTGCTGGAGAAGTTTCAGAATCAGGAGCGAATGGAAGAGCCATTGGGATTAGTCAAAATGATGCCTCGGTTAGTAGTGGCGAGCTTGTCGAAGTCGCTCTTTCAGGTGGAGGCGCTAAATTAGAAGTAGCAGAGGCGTGTGCCCAAGGAAAAATTTTAACATCAACATCAACAGGCAAAGGAGAGGTGGTCGATGCGGCAGCAGAATGGTCGGGAGCTATTTGCATAGAAGCCGGTGCTGCCGACGGTGACGTCATTGGCGTTAGAGTTCATGGTTTCCAAGCACATGCGACTGATGCTTAATAACAATTGATTTTAAAATTTTAATTTTTAATAAGGAGTAAAAAAAATGTCACAAATGAAAGCAATTGTAGATAAGCTTTTAACCCAAGCGTCTTCTGCATATATCCCCGAAGGATATGCCTGTGAAAAAATTCTTCCCGAAGTAAGAGTCGCCCAAAAATCTGGAAAGCTCGCTAAGTACGGTACTAATCATCTAAGAATTGAACAGAATTATACTGGTGGTCGAGGCGAGTACAGAAGAGTTGAAGCCATTACTCGAAGCCAAGATACTTATACTGTTGAAGGACATGGTCTGGAAGGGTTAGTCACAAACGATGATAAAATAAATTTAGATTCACCGTACGATGCAATGCGTGACGAAGTGATTGGACTTACTACGCAGCTAATGATCGAGAAAGAAAAAACATTGGGAGATGCTCTCGGAAATACAGGAACTCTTACACAGAATACCACATTGTCAGGTACGGCCCAATGGTCGGATTATACTAACTCTGATCCACTAGGCGATGCTTCAACAGCAAGAACGACTATACAAGATGGATGTGGTCGACCACCGAATGCTCTAATCATGTCTTGGCAAGTTTGGAATCAAATCAGATTCTCTGGTAAAATTCTTGACGCTCTAGGATATAAATATAATAGAGGCGGAGGCTTGAGTCATGATGAGTTGGCCGTTGCTTTTGGAGTTGATAAACTAATCATTTCAGAAGTTATGTACGAATCTGCGACTGAAGGACAAACTAGCTCTTTAGCTCCAGCGTTCGGTAAAAATGCAATTTTTGCAGTTATCCCTGATCGTGCAGCTCCTTATCAAGTTTCTCTTGGTTACAGAATTCAACAATCTGCTCCAAGAAAAGTTTATAAATATGCTGTAAACAACCCACCAGAATCCACAGCGGTTTTGGTTGAGGATGCTTATGATCTATTCCTTAGTAATGTAAAAGCTGCTTATCTTATTAAAAACGCTGTTGCCTAATAAGTTTATTAAAAGGTGGGGTCTATCAAACCTCACCTTTTTTTTAATTTTAATAGGAGAAGGTATGTATAAAGTTTTAAAAAATTTTGCCTGTAACTCTGTAAGAAAAACAGAAGGTCAGATAGTTGATGCTGAAGAAACTCATGTTATTGGAAACTTTGCCCACCAGTTAGTTGTTGATGGCGTCTTGGAAGCAATAGCAGTAGACCCTAAGCCTTTAGTTGAACCTGTTGCAAAACCAAAAAGAAAAAGAGGCCCTCGAAAAAAGGTGTAGAAAATGGCTTATTCAATTAATACAGATATCCAGGCTGAATTTAAAAATTTAACTTATTCAAGTAATGGAATAACTTCAGCAGAGGTTGATGAATACATAGCCCAAGAAGACGCCTACATAGATGGTATCGTTGGGCGTAAATATAATACGCCTATTACTGGAACCAACTCATTAAAAATTGTTAAAACAATTAGCGTTCAATTAGTAGCTGCCAGAGTTAAAAGAATTTTAGCAGTAAAAACAGGCATCCCAGAAACTGAACAAGATAGTAGTTCTGGTTTGCAGGGAATGGCGCTTAAGAAATTAGATGAAATTGCAGAAGGTCGTTTGCTTTTATCTGATGCTGATTTGGCAAGGGCAAGCGATGGAGTGAATTCCTTCGCTGTCTCTGATGATTTGTCCCATATTTTTAAGAGAGATGTCGATCAATGGTAGACAAAAATAAAGGTATCGTAGTTGATCCTGGTGATCGGTTTAAAAAAGCTTTAATTAAGGCTGGTAAAAAAACCGATGATTTAACTGAGCCTTTAAAATTAATAGCGCAATCTTGGTATAAAGTTAATAAGGCACTTTTTGTTTTGAAAACTAGAGGCCATTTTAAAGAATTATCAACTAATCCTTTTAGGGCTTACTGGTTAACAAAAAGAGAAAAATCAACTTGGGAGAAAAAACCACCAAGTGATAATTATTTCCCTGGAGGATATCGACAATATAAGGAAATGAAATATGGGTTTGTTTACCCTATATTGAAAGCCTCTGGGGACTTAGAAAAATCTTTAACTAATCCAACAGATTCCAATACCATCGCTTCAATTCTCAATAAAAAGGTCCTTCTATTAGGTACGAAAGTTACTAGCAGAAAGGGCGCTCCTTATCCTACCTATTTACAAACTGGGACTCGAAAGATGCCAGCAAGACCATTTATGGTTATAGGGACAGAACAAGGGGCATGGGCCAAATCATCCCATATCCAAAGGAGACTTAAATTCTGGATAGAAACATTAAATACATATGTGAAACGATCTTTAGATAAAAAAGGGTAGCAATAATGGCCTATGATTTAGAATCTCTCATGAGTGACGTTAAAACAATAATGACAACTCATCTTAATAATAAGATCGGAGATATAAATACCGAAAAATCAGATACGATTACCCTTTTGACTGTGGATAGCGCAGCTTATTTTATGCAGGATCTTGATCACGAAAGTGTTAATTATAATCCTTTCATTTTTTATTCTTGTGAGGATATAGAGGGGACTGGATTTGGCCCTAATGTTCCACAAGAATTTATAATAAATATAATTTTAGTTTTGGCTGATCAATCAGGCTATACCGATTTATCAACTCGAATGTTTCGATATTCTAGGGCCTTAAAAGAAATCTTTTCGGAAAATTTCAGCATAAAAAGTAATAGTAACTTTATTTCAATAAATGTTTTAGCTCCAGTTCCCTTAACAACATTAAATGAATCTAGGGAATTCAGAGCAGTAGGTTTACAAATAAGAAGTTCAATTGGTTAATATTTAAAAAGGAGAATAAGAATGGCACTTTCGGCCCCACGTAGTTTGTTTGGTATACATTCAGTTTCCCCCTATAGCAGGAGCGATGGTAGCTTCTATGGGGAACTTAGGGTTTTGGAAAGCTCAAGTTTATCACTTAGCGGTGAGACTATCGATTTATTAGGAGGCTCGAACAAGTTCCCATGGGAATCTGCCGATGGATCGATAACTGCTGAAATGAGCCTTAGTTTTTCAGAATATCCTGATTTTGTTTTTACTTTATTTTTAGGAAATGCTCCTACATCAAGTGCAGCTGAAGCGAGTGGTTCGGTTTCAACAGCAGCCAATGTTAAAGGAACGTCTGTTATTTCTGCAGCCAATGGTATTTCTGCAGTGGCAGCGACATCAGGCGATGAAGCAGATTTAAAATTTGGAAAATATATTATTATTGCGACTGCGGCACAGACATTCGATCTATATCTTGGCTCGGACGCAGATATCGGACGTGGTACCGATGGCGATTATTTAAATGACTCTCTTAAAGTAGCGTCTGGTCTTGATGTTTCTGCATCGAGCGCCATTGACGCAACCTTCGGGCTTACTTTCACGAAAGTAGGAACTCCAGCGTTTACGATTGGGGACTCAGCAGAATTTTATGTCAAACCAATTAATACCAGTTCCATGGATGTCACGATTGGAAATCAAGCCAATCAATCCTTTCCTAATTTTGGCGCTCTTATTATGGGACAGAAAAAAGGTGATGGAGAAATGCTGGAAATTGACGCATTCAATTGTAAGGCTGTAGGGATGCCGATCAACTTTTCTCGAAATTCCTTCAGTGCAGCAGAAGTTACTGTGAAAATGCTGTATGATTCAGCTAAAGACGGGGTTTTCAAAGTCCGTTGGGTACAACCTTCCTAAAAAGGTTACGCCAGAGGCCCAGTTTAAAAACTCTTATCCATAAAATTTTGCTACGGATTGAGTGTTTTTTTCCTTCGGCCTCTGGCTCTATTCCTTTTTGATTCATTTAAAACCTCTGGTTTAATAAACTCTCTATTTAAATTCAAACTTGCATAGACCATCCATAAAGATAAATTCCCACCAGCATATCGATCTGCAAGCCATTTAAGTCTATTCTTCTCCTGGTCTGATACTCTGATATGGATATACTTATTTAAATTTTCCATTTTAATTTTACCCCCCCCTAATTCCCCTGACTGTTTAAAAAAAATATGCATAAGCGCAAGTGCTTAAAGGAAATGAAAATGCACACGTTTATTTTTATTTATTTTGAAATTCACACAGTTTTTTAAAAAATATGTGCACAATCGCATCACCCTAAGCACTTGCGTTTATGCGTATGTTTATACTATTGTTTTTGTGATCACAAAAAAACACAAGAATAAATCTTTTTTTAGTTTTATTATAAGGGAGGAGCAGGAATGGAAAAATTTAAGGTCACAGATCTATTGCCAAGGAAATCAACGTTTGATTTATCAATACCAGATAAGACCTTTAACTTACGTCCCTGCACTCCCCAAGATTTGATTTCATTAAATGAAATGAATATTGATATAGAAGAAGTAATGAAAAACCCCATTTCTGCGGACGTTTGCAAGGTTGTTCTTTATCTAATGGACTTTGAAGACGCCAAGTATTTTAAAAAGATGGAATTAAAGACCATCAATATAGAAACTGGTGAGGAAGAGATTAGTAACGTGGGTGGTTATAAATTATTTATGAAATTAGTTGCCTCATTAAAAGAACATTTGGAAATGTTTCTAGCTCTCCTTAATTCTATGGGATTTAATAAAAAAGTAATTGATGAAATAAGAGAATCCACATTAAATGCTGACGAAACTGACGAAACTAAAAAGTCAGTCAAAAAAAAAGCGAATATTCGCAAAAAGAAAAAACGCTAGACTGGGGTGAGGTTTTTGATGTTTTGGGATTTAATTATGGTTGGACGACCGAATACATTTTGCATATGTCATTGCATGAAATTTATTGGAGACTTCAAAAAATCGGGTTTAGAATAAACTCTGATAGAGAATTTAAAGCTTCGCTCCATGGGTTAAAATTAGAATCGAATGGTCCTATAAGCGATGGAAATAAAAATATTGATTTAAGCGACGATCAAAAAGAGGCCATGAGGATTGCTTTAGAAAAAGGCAGGGAACGAAAGAGGTTAGAATATGCCAGCAAATAATTTGACGATTAAAATCAATGGTGACACAGCAGATTTTCAAAAAAAATTAAGTGAAACAGAAAAGGCGACAAAAAACCTTCAACAATCCTTAAGTAATATAGCGACCAAGGCAACAGTAGCCTTCGCTGGTTTATCTGCAACAATCGCTGGGTTAATTGGAACGTACCGAGTACAGGAGCAAGCAGAAAGCAGATTGAATGCTGCTTTGATGTCTACTAAAAACGCTGCTGGATTGACGTCTGAAGAATTAATAAAAATGGCCGGTGGTTTACAGAAGGTTTCAACTTTCGGTGATGAAACCATTATAGGTGCGCAATCCTTACTTCTAACCTTTACCAAAATCGGAAAAGATGTTTTTCCAAAAGCAATCGAAACTATATTAGACATGAGCGCAGCCATGGGGACTGATTTAAAAGGCTCCGCTATTCAGGTTGGTAAAGCTTTAAATGATCCCATAACTGGTATTTCTGCTTTAAGTCGGGTGGGCGTTCAGTTATCTGAAGACCAAAAAAGTCTTATAAAATCTTTTATGAGTGTAAATGATGTGGCATCAGCTCAGAAAATTATTTTAGGGGAGTTAGAAGTTCAATTCGGTGGGCAGGCCAAAGCGACAGCAGAAGGCACTGGGCGATTTATTCAGCTTAAAAATACTCTTGGTGATTTAGCCGAGACGATAGGTAAAAAATTAACAAAACCATTGTCTGAAATGGCCGATTGGCTTAATAAAATTTTAGTAGAAACTTTAAAAAAGCATGGTGAAGAATTCGCTAACATGGCTTCACACGTTTTGCTTTTTTCAACAAACTTGGCAGTTTTAACAGCATCGCTGGCTTTATCGACTAAGGCTTTTTTTGCATTAAAATTGGCGATTGCAGGCACAGCAATATCTTTAAAAGGTTTAAAAATCGCTGTGGCATCCACTGGAGTGGGATTGGCTCTAATGTGGGCCGCTGAAAAAATGACTGAATTTCTATTTAATTTTAAACAAAATATGAAAGTTTTAAGTGAAGTTTGGAGTATCGCTTGGGATTTTATGAAAAGAACGGCCGGTGCTGTTTGGGATGATCTTGGAGAAATCCAACATCAATTTTTCCAAACACTTTATTTTTTAGTTACTGGCTCCCTTAAAGAATCAGGTAAGGCATTAGACCTTTTTATGGAAGCCATTGCTAATGTAAATTCAGGGATGGTTGATGATTTAGTTGAAACCCATAATAAAATGCAGCAGGCTTGGAAAAATTATGGAAAAGTTGTTATACCTGTGACTGAAGCCAGATTAGAAACTTTGCAGGCTTTAAGCGATGCTCGAAGAAGAAAAGAGCTCGCTGAAATGATTGCCTTCCAGGAATTGATAACAGAAAAACTTGGGGAGAACTTTGCAAGCAATTTAGAAAACCAAAAAATGTTTGATGAAATGTTTGATGAATATACGGCCGAGCAGAGAGAAAAATTACTCGAAGATTTATCTAATTTTCAGATAACAGAAAAAGAGCTTGATGATCAACATCGTTTAGATAAATTAAAAGCAAAAATAAAAGAAAAAAATGATGAACTTATTTTTGAGAAAAAACATCAATTAAAATTAATCGGTGGGATGAAGACCTATTATAAAACTATGAAATTTTTGGATGATAGTCGTTTTAAAGAGGCCGGGAAATTTGCCTCTCAATTTAGCGCAATGGCCTCATCTTCTAATAAAGAATTAAGGGCAATCGCAAAGGTCGGTGCAAATGTTTCAATCGTTGCTAATACTGTAGCGGCAGCTTCTAGTGCAATGAGAGGAGCAATTGAATTTTTCGGTGTTCCTGCTGGTCCTATAATCGGTGGTGTTTTAGCTGCAGCACAAATCGCTTTTGGAGTTGAACAGATTCACACCTTGAATGCTCAGAAACTTGCCGATGGTGGGGTCGTTTCGGGTGGAATTAAGGGCGTTGATTCAGTCCCTGCCATGCTTATGCCTGGAGAGTTAGTAATCCCTCAAAGGGACGCTAACGACGCTTTAAATGCTATCGGAGCATCAAGAGATGAAGAGGTTTTTGGAAATGAATCAACAACCCAAGTTATAATAGGATTCGATGGAGAAGAGGCCAGTCAAGTATTAACGGCCCGACAAATAGAAAACCAAGCTCTGGGAATTTCTAGAGAGGAGGCGGCATAATGGCGGTTACTGGCGGAATAAAATTTCTATATGAAAATAAAATAAAAGATGGTTCGGCCGTTGGGAGTACTGGCAACGCCTCTGCGAAATATGCTCTTGATCTTGACGTTGACACCTATTGGCGTTCGGTCGGTTCGAATGATACTACCACGGAAACTTTAACAGTGACTTTCGACACGCAAACAATTGATAGGGTCCTTTTACTCGATTGTAACTTCAAAGGTTTTACCGTTAAATATTTATCAGGTGCCTCATATGTTCATTTCTCAAATGTTATAGGTATTGGTGGCGTTGCTAAAACTAATATTACAGAAACTTCCTTTTCAGAAAATTCGGCTTATTATGAATTTGATTCGGTTTCAACGGGCGGCCTTCAAATTTCTATCGACACGACACAAACAACAAACGCCGAAAAGTATATCTCTCAATTTATTGGGTCGAGTGAGATAGGAACTTTCGTAGGATATCCCGAAGTCTCAAAAATTAGTGTAGATAGAAATTCAAGATCGAAAAAAACTTTATCGGGGCGGTATAGTGTTCAAAAATCACTCGAGACAATGGGATATTCCATTAAGTTTAAAAATTATCCTACTAGTTCCGTTTATAATGTCGATATTGATCTGGCTATTACTCTTCTGGAGAGTGAGTCACCCTTTATCATTTATCCATGCGGAGGACGATATGAATCAAAACATTTTACAACCGCAATTCCAGGATTTAGATTGAAAGACGCAAAATTAGTTCAAGTCATAAAAGGTTATAGATTAAAATATTTAAAAAATATCTATACTAACCCAATGGACCTTGGTGGTTTAGAATTAGTTTCACACGTTTAAAGGAATAAGATGGCGATAACTCCAATTCATTATAAAATCTATTTTACTC